TGACGCGATCTTGCCATCGAAGATGATGTAAGAGATTCTTTTGTCGCCAGACTTTGCCAGGAGTCGAATCTGATCGACCAGGTCAGGCATGACATCGGGCTTCCTGCCTTTGCCTGCAAGGTCGCGGTCAACATCGATGGCGCGTACCCATCCTTGTGCATCTGGATTATGATCAGACTTGCGCGCAGCGTGTCTTGTATCGCCGATCCAGCCGTCCGAAGTTCGATCTCTACCTGGGAATGCATCGTCGATCTGTTCTCTAAGCTGAATCGCGGAGCGACTTAAGCGCGGCTTCACAGGTCTCACACTCCCATCTCTTTACATTGTTTAAAATCAATTCTGGGTGATCGCATGGTATGGGAGCAATAAACGCATCATCGATTGAATCATAAGAATGACCAATTCCTGCAAAGTTATATCGAATAGAACCGTTATAGCTTGTCCGCTTACAGACTTGGCCTCTGAAGTTTCCATACCAAGTTTCAGGATCTAAACCTTCAATTAATTCGGTTTCATCGATACCGACGATCACTTCTGTGACGATGTTATCGTTATCTAAAAATGCGTAATGTGCCATTATGACCAATTCACATTTCCTGTGCCAGCAGTAATTGTCGTGACATTATTACCGCCGACTGTTGTAGTCGAGCCAGTTAATCCAGCGCCAATCGTTATTGTTCTAGTACTTGGATATCTTAAAATTACGACTCCAGAACCGCCGTTGCCGCCACTCGATGTACCACCAGAAGCGCCACCAGCGCCGCCGCCTGTATTGGCTGTGCCAGAAAAAGCCACAGTATTAATTGCATTTCGACCGTTGCCACCACCACCAGTTGCCGTGGCTTGTGTCCCACCTTCAGATGATCCACCGCCACCACCGGCACGCTCTATGGATGTTCCAGTAATAGATGAGAAGACGCCTGTTCCGCCATTGCCACCAGCGCCTGCGCCAGTCTTGTTGCCACCGACTGAACCTGCACCTCCGCCGCCACCAGTTCCAAAAGGAGATGTTGATGTAGAAGTTGAACCACCTGCGTAACCTTGATTTGTAGTCCCATTACCACCTGCCTGTGTAGCATAACCACCACCACCGCCAGAACCTCCATCAACTCCAGGGCTAGGAGAGGTTGAACCAGCGCCGCCGCGACCACCACCTGTCGAAGTAATTGTAGCAAATACTGAATCTGCGCCGTTGGCTGATGGCGCTGCGCCGCCAGCTCCAATTGTTACTGTGTAATTTGTGCCTAATGCAGCAGTAAGGGCAGACTCGGCAGATGCACCTCCGCCAGATGATTCACCGCTTACGGATGATCGATAACCGCCAGCTCCGCCAGCTCCGCCGTTTGAGTTAGTTGATGCACCACCGCCAGCAATTACCAAATACTCAACATTGAGTGTTGTTGTTGGTGTAAAAAGCAGACCCGTTACGACATTGAGCATTAGGCAATGGCTCCAACGACGTACCAAGTGTCTGTGCCTGTTTTAATACAAGCTGCGCTTTTATATTGTCCAAGAGTAGGCTGAGCAGCAGTCGACCCAGCAGATAAAACTGTAGTTGTACCAGATGTAACTGCCTTGATGGTGCAAGTACCTGTGCCAATGTTAAGAACTGTGATGACTGTACCAATTGGGAATGCTACTGAGGCATTTGTAGGGATGTTAAAAGCGATAGCACTGGACTTGTTCATTAACTCTAAGACCTGATAAGCGTCAGAGATCGTGGCCGTGTAGTCATTGGTATTAGCTGCGCCGACAGTAAAGGCTACTAGGCCGTTATAGTCTGCGGCCGTAAAGATGTCGCCTGTTGTCGCTGGAAAGCCTTCTGCCATGATTTTCTCCTAGTAACCCATTATAGATTGTCCGATTATACCAAAGGTTGAAGATCCGATGATGAATCCCTCAACTATAGGCTCAAGTGTTGTAACTGTGCATTTCATTGAATTAGGGGTTATATCCCAAGCCAAGCCCTGCACCTGCAAAGTCTTGACGATTGTCGAGCCGTCTGGCTGGATATTGGTGATCTCTACATTGTCAAAATAATCTAGACCGATCATTGTGTCAGTAGGCACGTTTGGATCAAGTAGATCGACAGTCATAGCATCGATGCGGATCGTTGTCTCTTTGCGAGTTGCAACGTAGATGTCAGCAATGTCCTGCACCTGCGCATCGGTCTGTGCTATTAGGTTATCGACGTTCATGCCATGAGGGAAGTATTTGGCGATCGAGTCAGCATCGAAAGATGAGACAGTCGTGCCGCCTACACGAGTCATGGTTGCGTCATTGATAATCAGCTTGTCATCGAAGGCGTACTTAAGGTCTGAGTATGGAATGCCGCCAGATTGATTGAACTGGATAGCCGCCGGGGCAAGTGATCCAACTACATCGTTTCGATCCTTAAACTCTACTTCTCCACCTGCCTGCACAAAGAATGCGCCCTGCTCTGTAAACTCGGCCACCTGGATGGCTGAAAGGCTAGATCGTGTAGTGCCTGGATCAACCTGAACTGTGGTTGATCCTGTGTCCACAATTCTCATCGATGATGGAAAGTCTACTTGGTCAAGAATCTTATTAATGCGCGTGCCTGTGGTCTGGCCTGCTGTTGCATCTGCGACTGTCGTCACGTTAGCCATGGCAAAAAGACGGAAAGCATCTGAACAGTTGATATCGACATAGCCCAATTCCTGCCCTGTTGGGTAGGTGTACTTGTAGTCTGTGACATAGCCTGAAAATAGAAACGACTGAGTGGTTGCAGTAGTTGCAGCTACGCGAATTTTTCTAAGAGGCGTTAGATAACCGAAGTAAGGTGAAGCAGGATTCTGTGGGTTGAATGATCCGTCTTGATCAATGACTCGGACTGTGCAGTTGCCAGCCTCGTAAGTATCACGCATGATGTTACGGCCACGGCTGATCTTGATCTGGCGTGTAGTAGAGCTTAGATCAATTACTGGCTCTGGAACTTCGCTCGATGCAAATTGAGACACGCCAATAACGCCGTTGATAGGGTCGCCAATAGTAAACGGAAAGCCGAAGGTAGCACCCTGGCTAAAGTCAAAGGAGACCGATATCGTTGCAGGAAGGGTCATCCTTCGTCTACCCTAGTTCCAAATCTTGCGGTGCGATTAGTGCCGACGAATGATCCTGATAGAGATTGATTAGTCTGAGTCTGCGTGATAACTGCAGCGACAGCTTCTCCAGCAACCTCAACTTTAATATTTATCGGAGGTGCAGGATTAACCCCTGCGACGACGCCAGCAGGCAAGCCGCCCTGTTGTCCGAAGGTTGGTGGCATTGCATAGGCAGGTGGTACGAAATTAGGTACGGGCGTGCCTAGCGTGTTTCCACCAAAATCTAATTTAGGTATTGACCATTCTGAGAAAGGATTAGGTGCTTTAGGAGTAGCTAGCAAGGATAGACGTAACTCATTGTTGCGCTTGATTGCTGTGTCTAATTGATCAGACAACTGTGTGGCTAGGGTTGCATTGCCGTCGAGGATGGCCTTCTGTAATAGCAAGGAGATGCGATCTGTCTCGCTGATCTTGCCTTTGAGAGCTGCCTCAATGCCGATAGCGTCTAGGTTAAGAGTCTTTGACGCCTTCTGCAAGGCTAGGGACTTCTTCTGTGTATCCAGAGTCTTCTTCTGAAGTGCTGCTAACTCACGGGCGCGCTTGGCTGCTGCCGCTTCTGCATTCTTACGAGCTGCAATCTGCGCGGATGTTTCGTAGATACCCATAGGTTGAGAACCCAGGTAGCCGCTTGATGGCATGTTTCGTCTAAACTTGGCTGCCTTCTCTGCTGCCTCGATGGCCGCTAGGGCATTCTTCTCATAGTCGTCAAACGGGTTGAAACTAGCGAGGATGGCACGATCGCTGGTGAGAACGTATAACTTCTGGAACCCAAATACTACTGCTGCGACTGTATCTGCAATCTTGGTTGCAAGGGTATCGATCTGATTAACGAAGTTGGTTGTATCACCTGCGGCGAATACTGACACGAGAGACTCGACCAAAGACTTACCGATTGTCTCGCTTGCCTCGCCTGCTGCGGTTGTGATGAGCTGTAACTTGCCAGCATAAGTAGTCAGGAATTCTGCACTAGCGCCAGAAAATTGCTTATTAAGTCGTTCCTGTACATCTGCGAACTTCATGGTCTTAAGTTCGGCTTGAGAAAGTCCTAGTGAATACTTGCGAAGTCCACGGGTCTGACCAACGTAGGCCATGCTTAAGTCATTGACAACTGTCTCATAATCAACGCCAGACCCGGCGGCGATGTCGGTTGCCTGAGTAAGTAACTCTTGAGCCTTAGTAACCGAGCCAGTAGTCTGCAATAAACGCTGCATCGCTGGACGTAATTGATCATCGGTAACGCCAGACATCCTTGAAAGATCAGAAATATAACGCTCGATGCGTGGAGTCTCGAACTCTAGTCCAAGATTCTTAACGGCTAGGGCAAGGCGATTGGCGGCCTTCTCATCTTCGATGAATGCCTTTGATGCGTTCTTAGCAAACTTGAGAAGCTGTTGCGCTCCGAATACTGCGAGTAGACTCTTGCCTAATCGCTTTACTCCCTTATCTAGGGCGCTAACGCTTTTGCTCGTGTCGCCGAGTGCTTTCTTACCTTTATTCTCGACGACAATCGGAATCCGTAACTCAGCCATTGTTATTGCCTTTCGCGTTAAACTTAGCGGCGGCCTTCTCTAGTGCTCGGATTACTCCGACCTTAGCCTTGCCTTGATCCTGGTCGTAAGCCTTAAACATCGCACGACCTTGCATCTTGCGGCTGCCTGCGAATGAGCCTTGAAATCTTGGTGAGAAGTTGCCTGTCATTCCAGACTTGCGACCAGCAGTCTCCACGATTGCACCTGCGGCGGTCTTATTGTGGATCGATACAGACTGCACCCATCCCTGGCGATTAGGCTTGGTAGGTGTTAGCTTGTAACCGATTCCTCGACGAGCCTCTGCGGCATCGTACATTGGGAACTTGGCGGTCTTGACTTCATGCTTTACGAATCCAGATGGAGCTTCTGAGTTAGATGGCAGAAATCCTCTAGCCTTTTTTACTAGTGGCTTAAGGAATCCGACCATCTCATCACGAGTCTCTTTGTCAAGATCAGGCGAGAATTGCTTTAGAGCCTTGCGAAGCGCACTAGCGCCTTTTAGCTCTGTAGGCATCTGCCTGCTCCTTTGCTCTATCCTTCAGCGCTTTAAGTAGCATCTGAAGCATCGATGAATCTAAATCGATTAAAGATTGTGGAGGGATAGCCGTCTCAATGCTCAAGCGAGCAATGAGATAGTGGATGCTATCCCTGCCTAGGCCAAAGGGTCAGACTCAGCAACCTCTACACTCTTGAGAGTTTCGAGAAAGTCTGCGCCGAATGGCTTGACTGTGACTCCACTTAGTCGAAGGCCTTCTCTAATCGAGGAGTGATCTCGATCTCGGTGACTGTGTTGTCTGCCATCGTGACTATTAACTTTGCCATGCTATGCCCCTTTGTTTAGTTTCTTAGAATGTGCCTGTTGTGGCTACTACTGTAGTACCTGATACGTTGAATGTCAGGCTCTGGACTGCAAGATCAGCAACGCTGCCGTTGATGTCTGTTGTTGAGTTGATCAAGCAGGTCATTGTATAGAGAGGGTTAGTTGCAGAGACTGCAGTTCCCTTTTCCTGGAGTAGCACTACTGTGACGTTAGTTCCCCACGCAGCTTGCAAAGTCTGTAGGACGTTGGCTGTTGCTGTGTCATTTAGGAAGTCGATTGTGACTGATGATGCCTCAAGGCCTTTAACGAACTTGTGTCCGCTATCGCCCATCGCTGTCACTTCGAGTTCGTCGAAAGTGCGGTTAAGTGTTACTGCGGTAACGTGATCTGAAAGATCGACTGTGTTAATCTTCACGCCGACCTTGTTATTTAGAAATACAGCCATGAGATTATTCCTCGTCTTTCTTAGTAGTTACTGGCTTAGGTGTTGATGGTGCTACCTGCCCGATCTTGATCAGGAAGGCTTCTTGCTCTTTTTCCCACTCGGACATTTTAGCTCCAACTCGTTAGGACTGAGATATTGATATTACAGGTAAGTAGATCACCCGATGCGGCACTGAGTACGGCCGGAGCCGATACATCTGTGACGTTGTAGGTGTATGAAGATGCAGCGAGCAAGCCAAAGACTCGAACGATGTCATCCTCTATTCCGATCAGGTTGCCTTCATTATCGAGCAAGGGAACCATGACGGAAATTACGAAGTTAGCCATAGGCGAGATCGATGCATGCCAGCCGTTAGACGGCGAGATGTAGGGATCTGCTGGCGCGACGATTACGCTGTTGGCAATAGGTGTTGCAGGTGGGAATGAGAAGACTGAATACTTTGTGTTATCTGTAAGA